TTTTATTAAATAAATCGTCTTGTGGGTAATGCCTTAGCGGGTGAAGGCCTTTCAACCACAAACAAGTTGTTTTTTGAAACTCATCACCAAAGTAGTAAGGTTGAATTATCTGTGTTGGAGGATTGTACTTACTACTCATTATCCCAACAGGATTCTCAATTGCTATCTTATTGATTGGCGCGTCCACCATTTTCATAAAAAAGTCTATACCCTGTTTTTGCCTGCCATCTTTTATTTTTTCATCGAACCAAGCCGCTCCGCTTACTGCTAAATGCGTACAGGGAGGGAAGGCTATCATCATATCCCAATCGTCATTTAAAATCTCCAAAACGTCACCCTGGATATGCCATTCAGGATGACCGCCTGAGCACTCTTGAATATCAGCGCTAAATGCATCATGCCCTAACTTTCTAAACTCTTTGCACACGGCTTGACTTTCTTCGCAAGCAAGTAGAACCTTCATGAATCACTCCTATTAACATATCTAACCCTTCTATCAAATAACTCAGCCGCCTCTCTGCCCTGCTCTCGTAGTATGGTGGCTCTCCAGTCTTGCTGGTGCTGCCAAGTTATACCTTTAACCAGATAATTCCAGCGCTGGGCTTCTTTGGCTTGTTCTGGGGTCAAAATAGCTCCGGTTGCTTATCTTCATCTAATATTAAAAATACGTTCCGATCGTCACACCTAAACAGACCTTTTGTTTTATCCTTCATTTTGTTGTATAGCCATTCCATAGCCTCGGGTGATACGTTAGGTAGCTTTTGATTGTTGCAGATTAGGTGTCTCATTCGCTATCCTTTTGCTTTGGTGGTTTCCAACTTATTACGTTGTCATGCTCCCAAACATAACCGTTAACTTTGAAATGCGGCCTATTGCCTCTGTTTTTGTGGCAGTAAAATGTGCAATTAAACTCTCTGCCAAGACTGTCTTTAGTTGTAACTTTCTGATTATTTTCAGGCAATCTTGTTTTTACATCTATCCAGTTATTGTTATTCATTACTCTTTGCCTCCTTCCAAATCTTAGAACTGCACACCCCGCAAATACCATCGCCTTTATAGATGATTTTTCCTGTTTTGTAATTTGATATTCCAACTACCCCATCTGACTCACCGATAGAATTTAAACATCTAGCACAGTAGTTTTCTTTTTTATCTTCGCTCATAACCCTAACCTCTCTTTAATTTATCTATAAACTCTGACGGATTAACCGTTGTTTTAGGTCTCTCTGGCGCTCTGTATGGCTTAAATGATGCACTTCCCACTGCTGGCTGTGGTGAGAATTTCTGATAGTCTTTATTCTCGATTATTTCATCAAGCCATGCTTCCTTACTGATGTAGACTTCTGCATTCTTTCTTGACGGGTATCGAGCATCCTTATAGGTTGATTTAACGTACTTGGGTAAATGGTCGAATATTAGCTTCTTTTTCTTGTTGCTTAGCTTGCTCCATCTAGTTCGGGTAGTTTTGAGATTCCCTTTCTTTTCGTACATCGCCCAGAATTTTTGAAACTCCGCTTCTCTTTCATCATCAGTTTGAATGCCTTCGTATTCCTGTAGGCGTTCGTTAAGGTAGTGAACTTCGTTTTCTAGGTGTTTGTGAGAGTTTTCTAGGTTTGTGTAAGCCTCTATGAAATCGGCTCTTGTGCAGGTTTTTAGGTCTATCATTTGTAACCCCTCAAGTTTTTATCCCCTTTATCGAAATAATGCGCGGCTAACTCAAGGGGAGGGAGGAAAGCAAGTGATCAATCAAGCTCTTAGCCGCGTAAATCCATTATAACTTAATTTCTATCTATCGCAAACTCTAAAAGTCACCGTCCCCGATTTTCTCAACTCTGCGTAGACAGTGATCTTACTCACAAGAAATTGACTAGCGTAAGCAAAGCTATTGCCGCAATCACGCTTGTTCAGCTTGCGTAGCTCTATAACCCTATCAATGCACTTTAGAGCAGTTCTAAGGGGTTTCTTTGACTCGTTGTGTATTATTATTTTATTGGTCATATTACCCTCGTTTAGTTGTGGCTAAAGCGGTGTCGGCCATACCAGAAACCTCATCTAGCCTCTCTTGCTCTATGTCTGCTATAAACTGCAATACAGCTCTAAACTCTTCATTCTCTTTTTGTAGCTGCTCTATCTTAGGCGTGACAATCTCGTCTAACTGCAAACTAGCAAGTAAGCTTAAATTGTAATTATCACACCAATCAGCTAATTTTCCGTAAAAATCACTCATTGTTATTACTCTCCTTAAACCCGCAAATCCTAGCTGTATCCTCACCCCACGCCTGAACTATGTCTGGAACGCTTGACCCGTAAGTGTCCCTGCAATGATTTCTCGCAACTTGATAAATTTCTGATAGCGTCGGGTTGTTTTTTAAAACAAAATCCGCCTCATACGCACCAATCATTGTGTTTACAAACTCCATTATTGCCTTTGTTTCTATATTTAAATCCTTATTCATTCTCTTATCTCCTATTTAGTTAACTCTTAACACCCTTCGCGCCTTCCCAGCCTGAACAAGAATACTCTCAATCATTTCGCTTAACTCTGATAGTATTTTGCTTGTCTCATTATAGCCGCCATTATACCCAAGCATATGTTGAGCCTCTTTTATGCGAAGGTTGATATATTCAATTTGATCTGTATTCATATTGTTTTCCTTTAGTTGATAGGGGTTTATTCTTCAAAGCAACTCATTTCGCCTTTATTAATACACTGAAATACACCATTTATTCTACCTCTACCCTTTCCACAAAATTGCACCTTTACCGGAGCGCCTTCGTATGGAGGATTTTTTCGAACCCACCATTTATACCCGTCCATTTCTACTATCTTGCAATCAATGTAATCTTCACTGTAATCAAGATGTTTGCATCCTTTGTGTGTTTTTTTGCCCATTCTTCTATTCTCCAGCTATTAAGTTATAGGTTGTCTAACCCATCTTTTGTGATTGTTTGATCAATTCTAGATCGTGCTCATTTAATGATCTTGCTCGTTTCTCATCTTGGCCTCTAAACGTCTTTACTAGATCAAAGCAGTCCATAGAGAACCATTCGCCCCGAACTTTGTGTTTTTTACATCTTCTGTGTAGCTTTTTCTCGAGGTTTCTAGCCGTCTGAACACATTTACCAGTGTAGTAACTCCAAATCATTTTTAAATCTTTCGGGTTTGACGTTTGAAGCTCTTTTATTCTGCTTTTTGGATTGTAGCTCATGCCAAGCTTAATCATCTCTCCATCAGATATCCCATACAAATATTGCTTCTTATCTGTATTTTTTGATTCTCTAACCGCTTTATGCCTTCTAATAATGACGTCCGCATAATCCCATTGAGATGGCGACAATCCATGCCTGCGTAAATACCAGGTTATTAGTGATGATGCTATCGACCTATCTTTCTCATCAATTGTTTTTGATTTAACTATCCTATGCAAGTTCGCCATCAACTTTTGTTTCTCTGTTAAACCTCTCTTTGCTGATTTACTCTTCCACTTTTTCTTTTTAGCCATATCTTCCCCCTTTCCCATAGGCTGGTAAGTTATCTAAACTCACTAAACCTTGGTACTCGTTACCCTTTTATATTTCCCATAGACTGGTCCCATTAAACGACCTAGATACAAGTAGTCAGCATTGCTAGGATTTATAAAGCCGTATTTAATGTCTTGCTTTCCTGACTCGTTTTCATTTCTGCTGAACAAGAATCTAAATTCTCAAAGGACTTGTCAATTAGCATATCAACGCCACCTATTGAAACGGCATCGTCGGAATTAATATTCCCGCCAGTTATCTCCAAAAGGGACTTAAACCCAATCTGTGACAAGTGGTCGTTGATATGCTAACTATAGATGATATATGAAGGGGAGCTATTAAGAGACTAAGCCTTGTATCGGTTTAGCAAAGCTAGGAGTCTAACCCTAAAATAGCAAATGCCACCTAAACCTATAACTCCACCTCATATATCATCTATTTACTGAGGAAGTGTTTATAAATATGGTGCGCTTGGAAGGATTCGAACCTTCACGGGTTACGCCAGCAATTTCTAGAAAACTAACTGACCCCACCTAAAAAAAACAACATTTAGGCGCGTCTACCAATTCCGCCACATGCGCATATATTTATAAACACTATTTAGACTGCTTAAGGGAGTGAGCTAACCTCCGCTAGGTGGCTAACGCCTCCCGCACAGGGACCACGTTTGACAGCTATCGCGCGAACTTAACACCGTCTACGCTCCATCGTCGTTAGACCTAACTCACTCTATTAAACAGTCTATTGCTTTGAAAGGGAGCCCGTTGTTATCACAGCTAATTACCTAATAGTTAAGGTCACCTCTGTGCAACGGGCATAAAAAAACCTTTTAAAAGCAAAACCTCAGGTGGTGACAGCTCATAGTTTGAAACAAGATGAAAACAACTAAGGCTTACTGTAGATTCTGCTATTAAAAGGCTCTTAATATCTTGTTTCGTTCTTAAACTGACACCACATCAGCGTTTTTAATTATACCTCATTCTTGGTTATTGTCTAGTCTCCCATGATATCTGAATGCAAAAGTATAGATATTGGTAGCGCGTATATCAAAACCCTAGCCCACCAAGGGCATACTTTAAGGGTTTCTATGTAGTCATTAGCAAATGGTTCTGGTTTTATTAGGTCGGCTATACCTTCATCAGCTCTCCATTTTTCCATTACACTTCTCATCTTTACTGTTATGACAAAGTGAAGCATTAAATCCGCTGCAACCCCAGCTAGAAGCCACCATAAAATTATTTCAACATTACTCACTATCTATTCCTCCTTAGTTATTAGTTTTTGTAGTTTAACTGCAATAGCTCTATTTGATGTGCTCCACAAAGATTTCGAGTCGCATTCCAACAAATTATCAATCAACTCCTTTATACCCTCCACTAGAGACTCATTGTCTACGTTAAAGTGTTTGGCTATGGCTATGGCGTCTTGTTTGTTGAAACTAAATATCTCGGGAATTAAGGTAAACTCTAGATGTATTTCGTCATCACTATGGCCAAGCAATAAAAGTTGGCCATCACTCCAATTATGGTTTTCTATGCTCATTGTTTAGTGCTCCTTTTGCGGTGAAGTTTTATATTTTGAAGGGCTGCACGTGAGCCAAATCTCTCTATTGCTGCCAACTCTATCCACGACACCGGTAAGGCGATATCGAAAATAAAATGCTGGCTTGCCATCGTTAGATTTGTAAATTCTTGATACACCTTGATCTGCGCTATTTTGCCACGAGATATAATCCCACCCAAAAAGCCAATTACATATCTTCCATATACTCATTGTTTGTTATCCTCAAAACCATTTGACTCTGCTGGCGAATACTTAATGATCTTTCGCAAAATAGGCTTCCACACCTTCCACCATTCTAAAGCGCCTTCATCCATTCCTGATATTTTAGTATCACTGAACTTCCACCAATCTAAGATACTATGCTGCTCACAACCTATTTGTAAAACCTTATCCGTATAAGCTATATCGTAAGTATCACAATGGATTGTTTTTATTGTTTTATTGTTACCACGGCAAGACCAATATACAGCGTAACGAAGGTTAGCGTAACTAAGGTCAGCGGAACTAAGGTCAGCGTAACGAAGGTTAGCGTAACTAAGGTTAGCGGAACGAAGGTCAGCGGAACGAAGGTCAGCGGAACTAAGGTCAGCGTAACGAAGGTTAGCGTAACTAAGGTCAGCGGAACTAAGGTCAGCGGAACTAAGGTCAGCGTAACGAAGGTTAGCGTAACTAAGGTCAGCGTAACTAAGGTCAGCGTAACGAAGGTTAGCGTAACTAAGGTCAGCGGAACTAAGGTCAGCGGAACGAAGGTTAGCGGAACGAAGGTTAGCGGAACGAAGGTCAGCCCTTTCTCCTTCTTGCGATCCATTCAGCCATAAATCATGTTTTCTTAATATTTCTTGTAATTTTTCATTATCCATCTACTTATCCTCACATTCAATTACTATTCGATTAGGCCGTTTCCCCTTGTGTGGGATGTCTTGACCATGCTCGATACTGGCTGATTTAACTTGCTGGTCGAATTCGCTTTGGCATGTAGGCTGGCGACCTTTCTTGAAATTTTGCCTCTGCTCCCATATCGCACCAAAGATAAAGCTAAGAGCAGCCGTAAAGACAATTATCACAACTAAAATAGCATCTTTCATAATTCCTCCTTAAAATACTCTATCATGGCATCAGCAAGCTCGAAATCGGCCTCTGATGGCGTTTTCTCTTCTAAATCGATAACTTCTACATCTTTCTCTATATCGTGCTTCTTAGGCTTGTTATAGCTCTTTACGAGCGATTCAAGTCTAAATTTCAAAGAGCTTCCCCTTAAGAATTTCATCGTTTAGATTGTTTACTCCAACTTGAGGCTTATGGATAGCTTCAAACTTATCCACAGCGGTCTCAATAGTTGATTCATCTTTACGCATTTTTACAATTAGCTTATTGAACTCATTGACTACTGTAGGCGGTACTTGGCCTTGTAGGTGTTTAGCGACCAAGGTGCTTAGTTCGGTTGACTGTCTCATTTTTCTAGCTCCTTATTGTGTTTAATTAAATCGCCTAACTTCCAATAGTTGGCGTTATGATTCTGTTTGGTTATTTTCACCTTTCCATCTAAATCTCTGATTTTATAAGGCGCTGGAATTAGGTGTTTTTTAGTGTATTCAGTCACAACCCAATCACTAGAGCACTCTAAAACTCTGACCATATCTTTAGTGGTTAGGATGGTATCTTCACCTCTAAAGCGCCACATGGGCAGGTTTAATACTGGCTTGGTGCGTTTTTTGTAGGCTCTGGATTTTTCAATATCATTCCTGAAATTAGCCTCTTTTTTATCAGCGTCGTAAATTTCGTTACCCTTCGCTAGCCACGCATCTACATCAGCTTGAAGCTTTGCGCTTTCTTCAATCTTTGGCGCTGCGATCGGAACTCTGTTTTTACAATGCTGGATTCTACTTTGAATAGTTCTCATGCTAATAAACTCCATCCAATTAAAGTTAAACCCGCAATAATTAAACACCATGTTACTAATTTAATTACTGCTAACCCTTCGTCGTAATCGTTATTCATTATTTCCGCCTCATTTGATAGATTGCTATTAGTTTGTCAATAGTTCGTCCTACTGCTTGATCCTGCCCTTCCAGCCACTCTTTAGACGCTCTGCTAACTGTTGGTCTTATTTGAACTCTGCGCTCAATATCGCTCAATGGAGGCCGCCCTACTTGACCTTTAGTTTTTGGCGCTTTCTTGTCTATCCAGTTCATTTTGTCTCCTATTGATTATGTAGTGCATATTATAATAGGCAAAATAATACCCGCTGTCAAATTTAATTTCGAGCGGGTTTAGATTATGAGATTAAGCCTTTCTCTTGCATGTCTGCGATAAGAGTGCCAACAACATCAGCAAGCTCTGTTAATGCTACCGTGTCAGCATCAAACGCTCTGTCAGTTGTAACATTGGTTGGCGTATAGGTTCTTGTTGCAGACTCGGCGGCAGAATCAAGCAAATTGTTAAATGCTGCAAAAACTGTGCTGGAGCTAGCAACACCAGAAAAATCAGTAGTGTTATCATAACAAGTGTTATTCATTAGTACGGTATTTGTTGGCGTTCCTGTTATATTTATTCCTGTCGCCTGCGTGTACGCTGCCGATGGCGTGGAGTCGTTGTAACAAAAATTGGCGCTAATCGTGCAGCGCGCTGGGCCGCTAATCTCTATACCTGAGTTTTGATTGCTCTTACAGTGGTTTGCTATAATATCTATAAATCTTCCCGTGGAAACCTCTATGCCGTTGTCGTCGTTGTCATAACACATATTATCAGAAATTTTACAGTGCCTGCTAACTGTTGCGCCAGTAAATTTAATCCCTGACCCTACCGAGTTAAAAACAACATTATCTGCCACATTGCAGAAATAAGATTCCGATATCCATATACCAGAATGTTGAGTTGTATCAACTGGAGCGTTTGTCCCGCCTCCGGTGTTGCTAATGGTATTCCCAGACACCACGCAATACTCGCTCTCATCTTCTAGATGGATCCCTTGGTATCCGCAATTATCTATAACGTTTCCAGATACTACAATATGCTTACCACCAGCAATGCCGACGCCAAACCCTGAGCTTGCCGAACCTGCATCATAATTTCTTATCACGTTATCTGTTATGTTTATATAGGGAAATGAACCCGTTGGTAGGTTTATTTCTATAGCATCACGGTTAGCTGTAAGGTTATTACCGTCAAAGGTGTTGTTCGCTATAATCATTCGCTCACCAGCTGCTGAAGAGTTCACGAGAACACCATAAGCACCGCCAAAGAAGTCGTTATCTATTATTTTTATTCTTTTTCCTGTCGAATTATAGCTAATAGCTTGAACGTGGCCCTTGAAGTTATTCCCTTTGATAACAACATTCTCTCCCCCACTATCGCTAATGGCGAGACTATTAACAACGTCATCTAGATCAAACTCCAGCCCTGATATCTCGACATTATCGCCAGATGAAGATAGAGCTATAGTAGCAGCGCCAAATAATTTAATAACGGGGTAGCCCTTACCTGTGACTTTTAGATTATCGGAGGTCGAAGCGTTATTTATCTCGTATGTTCCCGTGTCGAAAATAACAGGGACTCCTAGTGTTTTTGCCTGGTTGAAAATTGCAGTGTTATCGCTTCCAGCCAAGCCCGTTGATCCAAGTTGCCTCATATTAATCTCTGAGCCGATTCTCAATACAAAGCACTTGGTGGCATCAACTGTTGATACGATAATATTGTAGCCGTTAGGTAGGTCTACGTTTGCAGTAGTGCCAACTGTTACGCAATCATAAGTTCCGCCGCCGCCGTTACCGGTTGAGAATTCTTTAGTTTTTATTCCTTTTTCGCCAACCTTGATGTGCTTGCTTGCTGCCATGTCGGCAGTAGTTGACGGATTAAGTCTTGATCCGTCATCAATTAAAACAGATTCAGTTCTAGTTCCGCTGGTTATTGTGTAATAGCCAGGCAAGACATAAAACTCCAAGACCCCATTTGAATCTGTCGCTGCTCCAGGTTGTGAAATTGGCGAAACCCCTGCCGAATCAGAGTAGATAGTTGCATAAGTAGCGTCAAACTCCGATCTAACTGCAACTGCTTGAGATGCTACGATATTATCCCCGCCTGAATCGGTATCGATTAAGGCTGTAAATGAATAGTTAACTAATGGCATTATATAACCGCCCCTTTCAATTGTTCTGAATTATTACCTGACACTATTGTAACAGTGTTACCGTTTGTTTGTATTGCAGCACCTGCCGCGCCGCCTGTTGCCGCACCGACATCACCACCTGCAACACCTAAAGACCCGCCGTTATCGCCTGCCGCTGCAATATTGCCAGCATCACCTGGGGAGCCATTAAAGGTCGTGCCTGTGCCGCCTGCGCCACCTGCGCCGCCAACTTGACCTTGACCACCACCGCCGCCTTTTCCGCCAATAGCAAACCAGCTTGGCGATTCATTAACACATGCGCCCAAATTTCCAGCGCCTCCACCACCACCAGCAGCAATTAATCCGAAGCCATTTTCTATAATGGTGTCAGTAGTTAAATTCATAGCGTCGCCGCCAGCGCTACCGTTACCTGGAGTTCCAACCGAACAAGTTGCATCATCTGGATTTGTGTTTGCGCCTGTGCCGCCTGCGCCGCCAACGCCAACAATCCGACCCAAGACGTACAATTTAAGCGTTGCTCCAGCAAACAACGAACCCTCATCAAATGCAAACTCGCTAACTGTTGACGCCCCTAAAGTTACACCTGAATTAATTACAACTACATACTCTCTAGCTTCTGTTGTTGTTAATTCATCAGTTAGTAAGTAGTCGGTCTTATCTTCTGTTATATATAGATCAGCTTCCGGAGGTGTTGCCGCGATATAAGAAAGGCCGGTAATTGACCAGTGGCCATCTTTATTACTTTCTTTTACTTCAATGCACTGGCAGGTGGTTTCAACATTATTGAGCCCGCCATCGACAATTTTAGCCGTGTTTATACCAAATATTGAACCAAGCCACATATTGCCGCCCGTTATTGTTCCGATATACCTTTGGTCAATGTCAAATTTAACGGTTAACGGTATTTGCGAAAATCTATTAATATTCCTTTGAGCATAAGAAGTAGCTAGCTGATTATCTTCTAACGTGTTTTCCAACCAGTTACATTTAAAGGCTTTCGGCTCTGATACGTTGTTAATATCAGCAGCGACCTCGACAACTCCATCAATCACCTGAAAGCGCTTGGTGTAATTTTTTTCTTCGTCTCCCTCGGTTGCGTTTGACTTATCCCAAAATATCGTTTGTCTCGTTATTTGCTCCTTGTAGTTTCTAGACACTTTAATAGTGTCCATCATTAAATGCTCATCTTCGTTGAATGTGATAATGGGAGTTGAAAAGTCGGGTACGGAAACAATCACAATTTCATTTGCTACGATGTCAACATACATTGAAAGGCCAGCAACCATGATCAGCTCGTTAAATACTTTTTTGACGTCTTCTGGCTTATACAGTAATCGCGTCAAATTGTAATTAGCTAAATCTCCAGCCTTTAAAGCCGCCCAATCAACTGTTGGTATATAAGATGCTGGTATGTTGGTGTGGTCATTTATTAAAGTTGTAAAAATATCAATAATGTTTTCATCATCAAAATAGATAGCTTTTTGTATTGTTTCGCCACTTTTATGCTCAACCGCCTCAGTCCCTAAAACACCCCTAACAACCGTCAATGTTGTTGAAGTTGCCACCGTGTAACTCATAGCCTCCTTTTCTATGACGATATAGCCTGTGGCCGATACAGCCCCATATTCGTCGGTGACGGTGGTCGAAAATGTTACAGTGGTGACGCCAGCCGTTATATCTCCATTTAGCTCGCCTCGACTAACTTCTGGAATTTTAGATTTAGATCCCTCTATTAGAATTAACTCATCAACCATATTAATAGATACATTGTCGTTATTGTCTGGAAGCGTGATTGAATCAATTAAATAGCTCTCTATTTGACAGTTGGCCTCATCATAATTAAACGGGTCGTAACCTCTAATCACTCTAGCCCTGCGGTTTTTTTCATGGTTTCTTGCGAGAAGCTTCAAAAAATGGCTTCCTGTCACCCTTCTATCATCATAGGGTGATGGTAATTCGTAAGAGTCATTAGAGATAAAGTCTTTAATCGTTGCCTTTGCTGTCGCCCTAAATCCGATTGATTTGCCTGGGTCTATTTTTGGCGGTGAAGATGATAGCTTTACCAGGTTTGGAAAATGATCAACACCGAATAATTGCTGGTCAGAGTATCGATAAGTCCTAAAATCAGCCCCTGTATAAGCCCTAGCGTCGTCGGTTGTTTTTGGCGTCCCGTAGCTATCAGCTTGCAACGCAAATTCAGCATCCAATGCTGGGTCGTTTTTATCTAAAATAATCTCCAGGGCGGTAAAAGCAACCCGTTTAGCTTCCGCTTTTTTAATATCAAAGGTCATGCAACACCGTCGATAGTCATATTGATAGAGCTGAATAGGGATGATTCATAAGTCGGATCGCTGGCTGACCAATTTCCAAACACTGCTTGCGTTGCGTTGTTTTTATCCCATAAGAAGAAAACCGGAACCCCTTCCGCATTATCAATAAATGTTTTATAGTCAGCCTGCATAAAAGTGGTGGAAACATAGTTAATTTTAAATCGTTCTGTTTTTCCTACGGTCCTAATGGTCGAACCGGCAAACTGATTACCTTGAGTCCTTCCGGTTGTGATTTGATTATTAGATGACCATCTGGCCGGTTTATAGCCAACCGACACATTGCGAGGGAAGACCAAGCTTTCACCAAAATAAACCTCACCAACCTCTAAAGATGTATTCGCACAACTGAATTCAAATTCTATAGTCGTATAGGTCTGCTTTGTAAATATAAACATGACAGGTTGATTATCTTTCATCCCGCTAGCAGACCCTAGCGTATTGCCGCCAGAATCTTTCACAGTTATAGTGCAACCTGCTGTTTGCCAGTTTACACCCGCCAAAGCTGCATAATCAGTATTAGTGAACACTCCATCAAACTGTAGAGTGGGCGCTGTATTAGCTGGCCGCCATTTGTTGGTGGTCATGCCGTCATAAGTATATAAAGCATTAGCTGTATCATGCGATGCTGTCACAGTGGATGCGCTAGAGGCTTGAGTTGAATAGGCCAACCTAGGGCTTTTTGATAAAGCTGGGTCAACTGCTGAATTGACTACAAAAACGCTACTCATTATCCACCACCTGAAAATCGTTCGTATTCGCTTAAACTAGCAACGATCCTTTGCGTGTACTCCACTGGTAAAACCTCATCTGGGTCTAGATTTCTTAAAGCTTCCGCAACCTCAGTCAGCCCTCTAAACTCTAAAGACGATTGCTGTTGGATCGGCTCTTGCCTTTGGCTTGTTTGAACTTGTGAAGGCGCTGACACTCGCCCACCCCCACCGCTTGCCGAATTCATATTAGCTATCTGGGCTTCCGTACTTGCAGCAATTAAGATAGTCATACCTAAGGCTTCATAAAATTCATGCTCCGCCCACGCTCTAACAATACCAGCCGCGCCATTGACTCTAGCTTCTCGAGTTCTTCTTTTTTTGTTTGCTTTTTCTGACTTCGAACCAAACAGCTCATTTAATTGTAGTGAGGCATTAGCGTAAAGCTGGAAAGTATTTATACGTTGCGCGAATTCGTTTCTGGCAATATCCGCCCTTTCTGCTGCTGCGTCTTCCGCTATTCTTGTTTTTTCCATCTCGAATAGTTCATTCTGGGTTAGCTCTTGCTGTTCGAGTTCCGCTTGTAGCTCGAATTTAGCCTCAGCATCTAATCTAGTATTAGTTAAAAGCTGCTCTCTTCTTTGTTGAAAGTCTAACTGTGCATTAGTCTTTCTTGTTTCAAGCTCGGCAAGGTCTGCTAACCGGTTGAACTCTGCAATAGCTCTCTCTTGGTCGGCTACTGACTGGAATTCACCAACTAAAAACTCATTGTATGCGCGCTGTATGGCTTGCCTTTCGTTTAGCTCAGCTTTTAAGCTTTCCGTTCTGAATCGTTCAGTATTAACAAATGGATCTGATTTAGGCGAGGCTTTTTCCGTTTCTCCTGGGCGTTTGCCCGTACCCTCCTCTGGAGTTCGGCCAGACGAAAGCCCCGCTTGAAATAACGCGTCTCTTTTGAGAATAGCTTGTTCTAGCTCTTTGTTTAGCTCAGCTACAACCCTTTTTTGAGCATTAACAGCCGCTTTCATTTTGTCGCCTGAGAAATTTTCTAACTTGTTTAGCTTTTCGCTGGCTAAAAATATTTGCTTTTCTAATCTATTCGCTTCAACTGTTGCGTTTGCTAGCTTAACCTCGATTTGGCTCTTGGTTAAATTATCAAAACTCTGCGCTAATTCGTCGGTTCTTTCTGCTAAATTCCTAGCATCATCAGCCGCATCATCAGCCGTCAAGGCAAAAAATGCTATTGCGCTTGCTGCTGTAATAGCTAAGCCTACCGGTCCACCTAAAAGCCCAACCACGCGATTTAATGATGTTGATGCTACCGTCGCCGCCTTTTGCGCTGCTGTCATTGCTACAATCCTTTTAGTAGTGCCACCTATACCATTACTTAAAAGTTTAACAGATGTTAGATTGGCGGTATTAGCTACAGTATTTTTAACAGTCTCGACCGTTGACAGAATTATTGATGAGGAAAGTCTACCAAACCCGACAATTGCACCAGCAACCGCAACATCTGCCAGCAATTCTAAGTTTTGACTAATACCAAGAATAGCCTCACCTGCCAAATTGACTGAGCCTGTTATTGCATCCGATGAACCTACAAATAAAACCGCATTGTTTTCTGCCTCTTGAGCGAATTGTGCGAATGTTTTAGAGGAATTTTTTAGCTTTTCGTCAATCACATCAGCCGCACCACCAAGAGCGGTCACCAATATTTCCGCTGTGATTCCTCCGGTTGTAGCAAAATCTCTCAATTCGCCTTGTGTTAGGTTAAGGCTTCGCTGCAACGCTCTCATTATTTCTGGCGCACCTTCGGCTATTGAGTTGAACTCATCACCCCGCAACGCCCCACTTGAAAACGCTTGACCTAATTGCCTAATAGCTCCCGCTGATTCTGCTGCACTTTTGCCGGATGCTGAAAACGACTTTCCAATAGTCTCTGTTAATCTAACCAGCTCATCTGTGGATAAGTTTAAATTTTCTGTGGATAAGGTTAGTTGAGTATATAATTCAGCCGTTGCGCCAAATTCGGTGCGTGACCGTTGAGCAACCGCGAATAATTCGCCCGTTCTTTGAGTTAATTGTTGTGTAGTTGTGACGGTTTGTCTTATTTGGTTTTGTGCAGAAGTGAAAGCGTCCGCATATTTAACAATTACACCCGCTTGAAGTGCGGCTGCTACAGCTATAACGGTTGTTTTTAATGTGCCGAAGGATTTGTTTGTTTTATCGGCTGATTTGTCAAGGTTGTTGACTGAGCGATCAAGGCTGTTAACATTTCTTTCAGCTTTTGAGCTGTCAACCTTTATTCTGATTTGCTTTTCTAAAGCCATTATTTCGACCGCCGTTTAATTTTTTCCGCTTCATTCTTTAACCATTCAGCATCGACCGACTCAATTACATCTAAAGACTTGTCTAAATTGGGTAAATGCTTAACCTCGTCAATTATATCAGACTTTTGGAGCGGTCTATGGTCTATTCTTCTACGGTTAAGTTTAGAAAAGCAAACAAATAAGTCTCTCGTTCTATTTTGTAGTTTTGGTCTTTCTTTTTCGTAATCTATTCCGAGGGCTTTACATTGGCTGGCAGCGATTTTGTCATTATCAAATTGGTCGTACCAGCTTAAGGCTTTTTTATTTCTTCTGATTCCTCATAGACTTGATCGGCTAAATAATTTTCATAGTTTGCAGCGTGAGTAATTAAAGCTTGATTTAAACTCATCCAGTAAGCTTCGTTAAGAAATAACTGCCTAGCAAAAGCCTCGCTGTATTCCATCGGCTCGCCATCATCATTATCAGTGACGTTTTCCCAGTTGCACACGCCGTAATAAGCTAACCAATTTGCAAATATTTCGTTCTCGTTGATTTCTTTTGGCTTTGGAAATAAGCCGTATAGCTTTTCTTTGATTTCGGCTATCTGGGTCTGAGCTTGCTTGGTGCCAATGCGTCTAACATAAAAAGTCATATCGGCAATATAACAAGGCGAGCCAGAGGAATGCTTCTCAACATCCTCTCTGTATAGGTCCAGGCTCATGATTAAGACCAGTTACGGTAAACTACGCAAGTATACCCGCGCGAATCCTCTTCTGCCGTGTAGGTCATTTCTGAGTTTGCTACCACTCCAGAGCCGTCTGGAATTTCATGCTCAGTGATAACCGCTTGAGGGACTTCAATGATAGTATAGTCGCCACCACCGTGATCTAACTCAAAAGCTAGCGCCACATTAGTTCCATTAATATATCGGTCACGCCATGCGCTTGATACATCAACCGGAAGTCTTGCAGCTAATGCGCCAGTTAAGGTCATATCGCCATTGGCATAGGTAGCACCTTCACAACCAGCCGCTCTGTCTTCTTGCATGTTGTTTGAGAACTCGAACCCTGCCGATTTAACAGTACATACTGAATCAGCGCCATCTACCCAAATTCTAACTACATCATTCACGGCAGATAAAACACTTGAGCTATCCGCTGTTGCATCTGTTTGTCCAGATATTTCAGCCGTGCCAGAGGTTAAAGCTTCGGCCACAATTGCTAGCGCACCTGTCATCATGCCAGATTCGCCAATCTCAAACGATGCGCTATTGATTTGACCATCGTAAAACGTTTGGTAATCGGTATCTGCTGCCTTAGATGTATCTACCATTCGAGTTTGAACAGTGTAATAAGGGATTGTGGAGGCGCTTGATGTTCTTTGCGATGTAAATGTAACGCTTGCACCTGCCGCCTCGACCGCTGTTGGAACGGGTGACACTTCAACATCTAAAGAGCTGTTAACCGCTGTTATGCGGTAATTTCTGTTTAATGTAGTATCTGCATAACCCGAAACAAACAAATAGTCACCAACTGCCATACCAGAGAATGGCGTACCAGTTGAAGCTACAAAACCATTAGCATCTGAGGCGATAGTGGTCGCTGTAGCCGTTACCGTCGCCTCCGTACCTTGAATAGCCTTAATTAAGTAGTTGACTGTCTGCTTGGTGAATTCAACCGATAAATCAGCCGCAAAGCTGGAATTATCCTTTACATTCTCGCGCGCTTGCCTGTTTGTTTTAACCTCGGACGATTGAACATAGGAAACATTTTGTCTAGCTTTCCCCTCTGTTCGTCTGAATGGTGTAAATACGGGGCTAGCATCAATGGCCCCTTTCGCGGTTTGCTCTGACAAGTAAACCCCGAAATCGTTACCTGATAATAATCGTTCAGCCATCTTTTAACCCTCGTAATAAAATTCTATTGTAATCTGCACATTATACCATGCAGACTCTATCGTATTAACTTCAATTAGTGCGTTCTGGCATTTTACACCAGTAAGCTCTACATCTTCAAATGCAGCCGCTATTGTTTCAGCCTCAGTTAATTGTGCTAAATCGTCGCCACCTATTGGATAAAAAGTATCAATAACAAAAAGCCCGTCGTAACGCTTCCATAAGCCACCCGCTTGAGCGTTAACCACATCTTGCACTATAACGGTAGGCCGCATCCATTTAGATGCTTGCGGAGTTGTAAAGGCGCGGTTAGGTAGCTTTACCTCGCCACTAGTGTAACCGGCTGGTAGATTAGCTAAAAGTGTACTAATAAGTTGCTCGTGAGCATTCTTTGTACTTGGGTTAGCTGGCATTCTCTACCCTTTTAATTACTGCCTCTACAAACTTTGCGGGGGCTTGTGTTGATGTTCCGCGGTTTAACTCTTCAATGTAAGGCAGGTTGTTAACTACCCAAAATACCGGATACTTAGACTTTTTAGCCGCAAGGGTTTTTTTAACGCCTTTATTGATCGTTGAACCGCCTGATTTGTCATTTATATCGGTTTGACTGTTAATAGGGTTTGATACTGACACCTGCCAGTTGCCCCTAGCTCGACCAGTATCAACTGGGGTCGCAAAAACAACACCTTTAAGTATGTTAATTGTGGTAGCTCTGGCTTCCCTGTTAACTTCTGCTTCAAGCGCTTGTAAAGAATATTTCATTTTCGTCTAGCCGTTATAAAATAAGCTGCGTTATCTGCATCTTTTTCGACTAGGATTATTTGATAGTTAACGCCATCAAAAGTGATGTCTACATTATCTAATTGAGGATCGGTAGTCCATTGGCTAGCATTTGTAGCTATTCTAATGTCGCCTGATTCGATCAAATCATTATTAAACGCGCTTAAATCTAAATTAGTTAATACGCCCGTTCCAGTTTCGCTCGTGTAAGTCTGAGCTGATCCATAAGTAACCGCTGCCGCTGTTCTCATGACCAACACTTTAGCAAAGGCTGAAAATGTATCAGTTATTAATGTGTTTGCAATTGTTTGGAATGTCCCAGCCGCAATAGTCATTAGATAACCCGCTGGATATACATTGCATTCGAGCTTGAGCTTGACACGTAATCATTAATTTTCTTGATAGCCTTCGCATAAAACCGTTCATAGGTTGCACTTGCGTTAGCATCATACTCAGTGTCTTGCTCTAGTTCGCCTAAGCGATTCTTTTGCCGCTTGATAACTTGTCCGTCAAATAAAGGCTGCAAGCCGCCTGTTTGAGTTTGTTGAATATAAGCTAATTCTGAGCAGCAATCTTTCACCTTTGCGGGAACGGCGGTTGAATCAATTAATATACCTTCGCTATTATAAAGGCTTGAGCGGGGGAATTTTTGATCTTGAGTTGATACTGTTCGCTGGCCGTTAAAGTCGAAGGTGTCGTCAATATACTCAGTAGCTACCAAACAAGCCGCATCAATAGCCGCATCAGTTTGAGCGCTTACATCAACACCTCTAGCATAAAAATAAGCTTTATACTCTGCCGCTGTGGTGTAAGCAGCCATTATGCTTTAACCCAGCCGTGAGACTCGTAATTCTCGACTTCTTTAGGGTGTACATCTGCTTTTTTTTCGCCTTTCTTCATTTTAACAAGGATAGGCGCTACGCTTTTCTTAACTTTCTTCATTTTAAAAACCTCCACAAATTAAAAAAATACCCCGCCTAGACGGGGCTAAGTACCTATGGAGAATTACCCTAACAAGTTGGCAACGCCTTCCTGCTTCCAAGTTTTATAACCCCAAACAGCTGACACATTGATCATCGCTTTTTGGAATCCTTTGTAGAACGAAATATCGAAAGGAATACCTGAACGAGGGTCAACAACAATCATACTGTCACTTGCTGCATCACCGCCCTCTGGCATAGCTGGGGCGCGTACCGCAATTTCTGCTGCTGAGCGAGCTACTAAGATATTTCCAGCGTAGTTATCGCCAACTGTAATAGCGTTGTTATCAGCAATCGCAACTCTAAGACCTGGAGCGCCAATAGTAAACGAGCCGCCAGACAGAGCCTCAGTAACAACATATTTATTGTTTGCGTCTGCCGCAAAAGTCACTACGTCACCGGCTAGAATAGTGCCTGAGCCGGTATCTGCTGCTATCACAACATCGCCAGCTGACAACGAAGCATCATTAACTAAGTAGCCAGTGCCTGTACCTTTTGTGTGAGCTGCAACTTGTGCCGATTCTCTAATTCTATTCCCAGCAACATCTAACAATACACCTTGGCGAAGGATAGAGTCTGAACCTTGACGGTTTGCGTCTGCCTGCTTACCAATCATTTTGGCGCCTGCTGCTGTATTAAGGATTAAAGTATTATCGCCGCTTGCCTGCCCGTTATCTTTCAAGATTCTGAGAGTTTCTGACATGTCAGTATAATCGCCAGCTGTGGCGAATGGGGTTGTTCCTGCCGTACCATATGCGCGCGATGCGTTTTGATATAAATCCGTACACACATCGGCTTCCATTTCATTAGTGATCGTTCTGAATGCTTGCTCGAATTGATCACCTAAAATACTTTGATAGCCTGATCCGTTATTAACATGACGAACATCTTCCCCAGTCCAAGGGATTTGAACACCTTTCGACTTGCTAAGCGTCATGGTTTTATTGCCAATAGTTTGGTCTGTTCCTTCCGGAATAGTCATGCTCGGCGTGTTAATTACCGATGTTGCCGCTGGAGCCACAAACGATCGAACAGTATCATTTAATGCCGCTCGCTGAGTTCCGTCACCGTTAATTGTAATTGACGGGATTGCTCCAACCAATTCACGCGAAACGACATCAGCCGCTTTGTAGATGTCACCTGCTAAATCTGTTAATACATTAGCCATTTTAATTTACCTTTTAAGTTTAATCGTCGGCCAATTTGCCGCCGGATTTGAAAAAATCAGCCCTTTTTGAGTGTGACATTGTATCAAACTCTGAGCGTGATATGGTTTTTTGTCCGGCCCCGCCGATTTCGCTCTTGGATGCCCCGCTTCCAGACGCTTTACTACCAATTAAGAGACTTTTAAATTCCTCATTGGTTGAAAATTCTTTCTTTAAATCTTCAAGGCTTGAGACTGTTAAATTACCATCATTATCGGTAACCTTAACCGCTCCACCTTCATACTTTAATCTATCAATAACGAATCGACTTAAAATCTTGACGTTTGCACCTTCTGCTAAATCCATAGCTATTTGTGTTGCTGCTTTTTCTTTAGCGTTTCTTGACTCTTTTTCATTAAAAGATTCAATTTTTTTAAGGTAGTTTGACTCTTTCTCTTTCCAGGACTTCATCAAACTTTCAACATCGCCGCTTTTTGCTGCCGCTTCGTCCCTTACTCTTTTAGCTTCCTCAGCCGCCTCATTTGCCAGCCGCTTCTGCTCTTTTTTCTCTGCTAACAGTTTGTCGTGATTCGCCTTTAACCCTGCCACTTCTGATGATGGGATAAATCTATCGCCTAAATCAACATCTAAGCTGAACTTCCCATCTTTTTCAGTGTACAAACTTTTAACTGAATCATCTAAACCGTCTAAATTTTCTACTTGATATTGTAGCGCCATTTCAAAACCCCGTTTTTAATGGTTAAACCGACCATCGGCTAATGTAATTATATACTTGTTGATTAAAACACACAAATTTTAGCCAAACAGGCCAAGATTTAGCCTTTTATCTTTTTCTATCATTTCAGCAACAGTTAAAGGCTCTAATCTTGCGTTCAATGTAAGCTTTGCAAATTCTTTACTGGTCAACTTTCCAGATAGCAATAAATCAGCCCTGGTTTTGCCAATTGAATCTATCACAAATTCTCTTGGTTGTGTTTTTAGCCAATCGTAATCATTTAAGCTTGCCTTAACTTGGCCACCACCGGACGCCCCTTTAGCTGAGCGTGTAAAACTGCTCTCATCTATTGCATAACGACTATCTAACTCTGGAATTGATGTTGATCTGCAATTAGGATGCCTTGGCGGATATGGGCCTTTGCCGACAGGGTAAACTTTATCTAATGCAGCTATTGACCTGCACTCACTTGACGTTCTTTCATCGAATACCGCTAAAAACCGCCAACCTGTTACTAAATCGTTATTAGCTTCCCATGTTATCGTTCTAGCAACTTGCGAAGCGTGATTAATAGCCGTCCTAACGACTGCTTGAGCAGTTCTAGCCGTTTGCCCTGCGATATTAGATTTAACCGCGCTAGCCATCTGGTTAACCGTCTGACCCTCAAACCAACCCTGCCTTATTATTCCGTTAACTGCATCGATTTGAGCTTTTTTCCAATCAGCTATAAATGGGGCTAATAGTTTACCAGCGCCATTAGTGCCAATTGATAATGGTGTTGTTCTTAATGCAGATAATATTTGGCTGATAGCAGGTTGAGCTACAACATAAGAAGAATTCGATAATAATGCAGACTTGAGCAGGTCGGCCTCAAAATTACCCTCCATGCCTGCAATTTTATTCAGTGATTCATTTAGATTATTAATATAAGAATCATACAAATCAACCTGAAAAGGATTTAAGGCTCTTAACTGTTCATTAAGTCTAGTGCGTGAAAATTCAGTTAAATTAGCAGGTAATCGATTAAGGATACCCCGCTCTAACTCATCTAGTATTTTAGAGAATCGGTTAAATTCACTTGTGCCGACTCTTTGCAAATAAACAAAGTGCCTTGCGTGAGCGTTTACTAGTTGCTGATTCAATTATAATCCTAACCCTGCAGGGCTATTTGATATTTGCTCTCTTAAATCATCGTCGGTTACGCCGTCTTGAACTTTGCCAGATTGACGCATTCTATGGAATAACACCGAATCAGGGATTACGCCTTTGAATACGCTATCGACTAACACTCTTAGCTCGTCAGCATTAAGTGATGATGTTGCGAACTCTCGGCTGAACGAAACTTCAATATCGCCACTTGATACTCTGTCCAGCATCATCTTAAATACTCGTCTGTAAGCATCTTCTAAATTTGATACGATAGTTAGGATAGACGCTGATTCACTGCTTGAGATAATATCAGCCTCGGTTGCGCTCATGTTTCCAGAATTACTATCTAACAACTTGGCTCCGATTGCCTTAGCTTGTTCTTCTTTGTGGGTCATCGACTCCATATTAGCCGAATTAGGTTGAGCTTGTAATAGTTGAGCGCTTGCCCCTTCACCAAACACCCAAGCAACACCAGAGCCAAACTCGAGTGAGCCTTTCTCGCCTGTGTTTTTATCAATTTCCGTTTGACTAACCCCAGAGATAAACGGTTGAACCTGCCCTAATTTAAATCTAAAATCCTCATAGTCTGCGCTTGATTGAAAGTGAGACACGTTTAAAGCTGCCAATTCATACAATAAAGCATCATCTACCACCTCATCATTGTTTAACCCGCCTGCAAATTGAAAAGGCACATAACTTAACCTTTGACCGCTTGCGTTTTGAGCTGGAAATGTTTCCACGCTAATTAACTCGCCGTCCTCATAATCATAAACCTCAATAGAGCACTGGCCATCCTCTAGATAAATTACACGCTCCCTATCATGATCTTTACTTTCACTACTGCGCCATTCTGCTAGCACAACCTTGCTCAATACCCGCCGATGATTGATAGTAGACGTTTCCCAATTAAGTATTTGTGATGCTTTGTAAAGTATTGCTACTGGCCTAGCCCCCATAGCAGCCTCATCAGCTTGGCTCAATGGTTCCTCTGTTGCCGTATAGTCAACAAACCACCCACAACGGCTAGTTTCTGCTATTTCTCTTGCTGCTGCCTTTGCTTGCTGAAAAAATGACAATCCGGCGCCATCAATATCAGTCTCAATATAATTAACTCCAGCAACATCCAAGTCAGCCTCTTTTTTGAATATTGAGCCTACAATAGTATTTTCTGTTGGTTTAGTGAAGTTGTAAAAATGCGCACGCTTAACATAGTTCTCATATGCAGCGGTATTTCTCATGCTTAAATCATGCGGGTTCGGCTTCGGTAGGTAAAACTGCCTAGAATTACACCCTCCGCCCTTTACTCGTGAGCGTATAACATCTTCAACCAGATTCCAGCGGTCGATATTGTTTTTATATTCTCGGTGTAAATCGTTATATTCGTGGGTCATATTCTGAACTCTATTTTAGTGTTAGATGCCGGTTTAATTACCGGATAATCGTAAACTATGAAATAGCCCCCAGCGTCATTCATATGGTCTTTATCTTGCTTTTTGTCTGGCTCGCCATTTTCACCCCACACTTGCTGCTCTAAACAGTCGGCGTAGTTGGGGCATTTATCGACATTAACAAGATAGTCTCTATTGTTGCCATTATCGCAAAAAGCGCGATTCATTGCTAATATACGCTCTTTAACGAATGGATTCCTAGATTGCGCCATCACTCTAAATCCGGCCTCTTCAAGTAATGCTATATCGGTTTGACTAGCATTAACTGATTTTCTGCTTTTCCCGCTTGCGTCTGGGTAAACGCTAATAGAGCAATCTTTGTATCTGTTTTTTATAATGTTGATCATGTCTGGGGTGTCATATCCATTAGCTATCTCGTCAACCGCTATCGGCTTACCGTTATCCTTCACGTGAATAACCGCTGCCATTTTGCCAACATTGAAATCCATGCCGATATAAACAGGCTCTTTGCCATCCCAAACCTTATTTGTGTTGTTTAACTTTCTGTCAAAACTTGTGTAAATAGTGCCGCTTGTTAGGTTTACGAACTCACCCATCAAATAAGCTTCAATCAATTGAGCTGGGTAGCTGTCTTTCATTGATTTAATGTAGCCGTCTGGTAGGTGTGGATTTGACGCGGTAGGCGCTTGGATTATCTTGTACCCCTCTTTTGGCGACTTCTTCCACGACTGATAAACGAATTTAAAACCTTCTGGGGTCGTTGTGACTCCAATAGTGTTTGGCATACCATCAGGTTTATATTGCCGATTTCTTGACTGTATCCTACGCCACACGTCGGCCGCATCGTCTATTTTTAAAGTGTCTAACTCATCAACATCAGCATCAGCGTGCTCATAACCTATAATCCTGGAGGGTGTATCCATGCTTCTAAAAAATATCTTTCCAGCGTTTTCTATTTCGATGTAGTTTAATGGTGATTTATACAGCTTGTAAGGAATGTTTAATTCTTCTAACGCTTCCTCAAATCTTGGGAATGCAATCATCCTAACTAAATCATATGTCGGTTCATAGAATCCACGGTTAAGAGTTGGGTACTTAAGTTTGCCTATTATAGCTCTTTTAATTGCCGCTTCGGTCTTTCCAGCTCCGAACCCTGCCACCATTGCAGGAAATAAATCATTTGAAGTTATATAGTCAAACTGTGGCTTGGTTGGATTAATCTGTGACATGCGGGTTGACTATTTCAATTTTATAGTTTGTTGGCGGCCTTTCTTCGTTTTGACCATCAGCCCAGCCCATATTTTTTAAGGCAAATATTGAACCTGTGCATGATGTAGATCTAAGCCCTTCCTCGTAGCTGTTTTCGATAAAAAGCCTTGCACGCTTTATTGTGTAAGAGAACTCAGGTCTTTTTTCATAGTCGTAAAATGATTGTCTTGATGCAAAACCTAGTGCCCAACATAGACCACTTATAGTAATACTAGGCACTTCAAACTCCGCACCATCTCGCGATTTATGCTTTATTGTTGGAGGATTGTTTATGTAATCATCTATCTTTGATTGCAACTCTTCCGCACTTTTATAGTTTGGAGGGCTTCCAACCTTATTTCTATCTGCCACTTTCACGCCCCGCGATTAGTGTATAGTTATTGCTTCTGCAATATCTCCGAATTCGTTAATAATATACCAAATTTTATCAATTAAGATCCAAGCTCCGCTCTCGTCTTCATGTATCATTTTGGCTTATTAGCATTATCAATTCTTTTAGCAAGTCGCTTTGCCTCTTTCTCTTCCATACCTTCTTTGATTAATCTGTCGTAAGTTGAGTTATCTTTTTTAGATTTTAGCATCCTGTCGCCTCCGTAGCTTGTTTAGTACACTCCCAATGTCCAACTAACCCGCCCGCTGTTGAGTCAATAATTATTTTGTAGTACTTACCATCAATTATATCAACATCTGGAGCTAGTGTGGCTCTGTATATACCGTCACTTGCTGCAACATAAGGCATTGAGAAGCTAGCAACCGCTTGTGTGTCGTCTATGTTGTCAATCTTGCCTGTGACAGTTGCATCATTAATGAACTCAGACGTCAATGCGTTAGTCAGAGTGATCTGAACATATATTGAATTGTCAGCCGCTAGCTCTATTGTAGCCATACTATGCCCCGTCTATCGCATTAAATACTGAAATCTCACCTGAGATTGCCTTGTTAGCGCTTAAAACGCCTGATGTTTCTATTTTAACAGACATTTCGCCAATAACATAACCAACAACATTCACTATCTCGCCATCTCCGACTACATCACCAGAAATATATAGAGATGTTACGCCGGTTATTGACGGGTTTATATCCAATGTTAATAAGTCGGCCGTATATGTTGCCTGCTGCCCGCTTAACTGTAAAGATATACCCTTAACTACTGATCCCGCTGAATAGCTTGTGTTTACCCCTGTGATCGCCTTTGACAATCCAATCGACAAACTTTCTATTGCTATTACCGATGAAACTCCGCCTATTGCGACTGTTGCAGAACCATCTACAGAAAGCGAGCCCATGCCATAAGTTGCACCAACCCCAGACAGTGAAACGCTAATTGAAGGGCTTGCACTCTCAGTTGAAAATGTAGAAGATAGCCCACTTAAGGCTGTGCTTAATGATGGACTTATTGATTCTATTGAGGCTGTGGCACTGACACCTGAACCGCTGACGCTTGTTGAAGCTATAACGGAATCTATTGCTGATGTTAAAGCCACTCCGGTCAACGCATCCTCAACTCCACTGGGGACACTAACAGAGCCAACGTTAGAAGATGCAGAAACGCCTGTTAATGCTTTTTCGGTTGATGATGAAAGGCTATCAATTGAATAAGAAAGGCTTAAACCCGTGATCGAAACACTAACAGAAGGCGAAACGCTATCAATCGCGCTTGTTGCGCTTTCTCCTGTTGTTGTTTTTGATAATTCTGGGCTAGTGCTTCCAGTTGATAACGTTGCTGACGCGCCGGTCAAGGCGGCCTCTACGCCACCCGCAATCTCGTTAATTGCAAACCCGAGAACTTGAGCGTCGTCACCACTGCCGGTATTATCAAAACCGCAACTAACGTCAGCGGTTCCAATCGTATCATAAGAATAGAACGCTGAGACTAGCGCACCCATGTCGCCTTCGCCGCGATCAGACCACCCAGTTATTGGGGAAATGTTGGTAACTTGAGAGAATCCGCTCGTTACAATTTCAGCAACAAATGATTCCACGCCGCCAATCGCAAGTGTGGCTCTAGGGTTGTTTTCGCTGCTAGAATCTATTAACTCGCTGCTTGTGCCGACCTCAGTGTCAGCGGCAGCGGTTAGCGTCATCACTATACAATGCTTACCAGTGTTTGAGCTGGTAGATATAACTGCGTCTTGCGCGCCTGTTGGGACGCTAGTACCTAAAAAGTACAAATACTGAACAGTGTGCTCTGCCGCTGTGCCAACAAACCTATGAACCCTAGTCATGGATGTGCCGCCGTACGTCACGCCAGTTATAGTGTCAGTATCATTTGTTCCCTGACAGATGCCAACCCACACCCCGCGAGGCGTGCCGACCGGCGTAATACTCATTGTAACGTCACCGCCAAAGCCGGTATCGGTCACATGATTATCATAAGCCATAGCCATTTATTGAAGGGTTCCGTTGGCCTCAATGGTAGGGCAATCAAAGGTAACCGTCTGAGGGTCAAAGCTACCGTCCTCAATAGTCACGACAACATTGCCGGAAAATGTGCAAGTCTCTTCAGTGGGTGGTGGTGGGGGCGGCGGCGCTATTCCGTCAGCTTCATAGCATTGTAGTTGATCAGGTTCGCCACCAGCACACATCTGAGTATCGGTGAAATAAATCACTTCTGTATTGGTAAATGACACTAAATCATTAGACGACATAAAATTGCCTGACAGGTCATATTCAACAATGTTAGGCCTTGACTCGCACACTAGCACAATATTATTGCCATTCATTGCTAAGTCGCCAGCATTAACGCAACTCGGCTCGCTAAAAACCAAATCAGGATAAACAGTGCAACGGTCGCAACCGTTATCAATAAAAGAATAAACCGAACTTGAGCGTTCATCTAGTAAATAAACAACTCCGTTATGAACTGTTATACCTTCAATTCCATCGTTACCTGTTCTCGGGACGCTAACAAAGAAACGCCTTTCTACAGAACAAGTGTCAACGTTGATTACTGATATACCGTTTTTAGCTTCATTGACAGTGTAAACTTTGTTAGTTTCGAAAAACTCAACAGCTTCCAGGTCTCCACCACTGGCGCAAGACTTAGTATTTAGATCAACATATCCTTTTTTATTGTCCACATAAGCAACGCCCCAAATTGAGCTGTATGCTCCACCACTTAGATCTGTATAGCCGCTTAGTGATTGCATTTCACCAACCGGCTCATATTCTGAAATGTTAGCAGCAGACAAAGGGAAAACAAGAAGTACCAATAAATACTTAATCATTTTTAACCCCTTTATTATGCGTTACGAATCAACCCAGTAGTTCCATCATTTGTCGGCATTGTTAAAGTAAAATCTGCCGCCGTCACAGTTTGACTACCAAAAGTATGAACTGAAATGGAGTTTTTACCTGTCGCCGTGTCGTTATAAAGCAAAACAGCGTCGAAAGCAGTTTCTAAGGTCACATTGGAGTAGACGATTGATGCGCTGGGTGTGAAATGCGCTGTATCGCCATCTAGAGCGGGCGCTGTTGCTGTTGTAACTGTAACGCCGCCTGCTGTGTAGTTTGTGCCAGATACTTCATTGGTCGCACTATAAGCAGTTGTAGTTTTATCTACTGTGGCAGTTGCTAAATAAAGCGCCGCTTTGATTGTGTCTTTTGTCGTTCCTGCGCGAATAACGGAAGCCCCTAGAGCGGTTATCCCGTTCATAAAGTCCAGTTTTGCACTATTGCATAAAGCTTGTGTATTAGCCATCTTTTAACCCTCGTTAAATAAAAATTATCCTATTGATTCTGCAAACATCTCGCCCACCACATTACTTTTAAGATGTACGTGTGGCGCTCTATGAACGCATCTATCGCCTAGCCAGTATTCTAACACGTAGGTCTTTTCGTTATCATCTTCATAGTGTATTTCGTTTTTTCTTAGAAGCGATTCGTCCATTTGTGTGATAGGAGCGCCATCTTCTAGTTGTACGTTAATCATTGCCATTATTTTTTACCATGAAGTTCGTTGTGCTTGTTGATCGATTCGCATATTGAGTCAATGCGAGCTTGATAGCTGATTATGTGTTTTTCAAGTTTATCGAAAACTGGATCGGAAATAGAGTTCAATTCTTCATCGCTCAGCCTATCGCCCAGTGTTTGACTAGGGTATAGCATGCAGTTTAGGTCGCTGTGGGCTATTTCAATAGTGCTACAGCTTTGAAGCCCTATCACGCCTGCTAGCAAACTGGCTATTTTTAACCCTTTTATTAATCCGCTTTTGCTCATCTTTTCGCACCTGCTGTTCAAAAACTTCCTGCTCTGCATCGATTTCAATTAACTTGTCTTTTATTCTTACTTCTTTCTGCGCCTCCTGTTTGGCTTTTCGTTCAGACTTAGCCCACACAAAAAGAACACCACTTAATAAAGCTAAAGCGCCCGTTATTTTCGCCCAGATACCACTAAACATGACTATCCGCCTTTGTTTTGTTCCTACCCCAGTAAACGCCACCGGCTGCACCAATAATTAAAGCTAAGCCTGAATAGTCAACATCACCACCATTCCAGTCACCATAAACCATGCCGGATATGACTAATTTAAAAAGGCAGGTTATAACGGTAATATTATACATTATTTTAGCGTTGCAGATTTTGCCGTTCGTGTCTCTTACTAAGTCATTCACGTTAATAGCTCCAAACAGTAGGCCTTAAGCCTTCCGTGATGTCATCTAAATGAATAAAACGGCCTTGGCCTTTTTGTTTAACGCCTATGCCGGTGAACCCGTACTTAAAAGCTAGCCTTAAAACTTCGTGCGCGTGACCTCTATCACAGATAACATCTACAGCTTGGCCGCTTGCGTGGGTCTGCGTGAACCCTCTAAGATTATTATATTCTTCACATCGATAGCCACTTGAAACTAGTAAAGGTTTGTCGTATTCGTATCTAAGTTTGTTAAGTCTTTCTAATGTTTTCTCGCTAAAAGCGTACTCGTCGCAATGGGGGCACTTTAACTCGTCTTTTGAAAAGTAACTCATTTCAACCCCATGTAAGCAAGGATGGCAGCTAAAATAACAGAGTTACTTATTCCGGTAATTCTGTCAAAGCTTGTTTTAGTGTTTGATTGTCGTTCATTAATAAGAATTAATTGATTAGCCATCTCGGACATTTTTTCACCTTGGTCTTTCTGGTTTTGATCAAGGCGCTCCATTCGAGCTATATCATATTCGCGATCTTTTCGTGTTTCTATATGTGATTGAGTGAGGGTCGTAACTGTTTCAACAAGCTTATCTAACTTAGCATCCGACTTAGCTTGCCTCCTTTCGCTTGCCTCTTGATGCTGGCTTAGCAATGAGGCGAAGCCTCTCAATATCTCGTCGCTGTCTACGCCTTTCGTGCTTTCTATTTTCATAGTAGCCCCTACTTACCCATCCGACCGCAACGCCGAAAAAGAGCACCGACAGCGCCTGAACGATTATTGAGACTGTCAACGCGTTTAGCTCCATGCCCTAGACCCCACATATAAAGTAAACAGAGAATCATTATAATTCCCGCAAGATATGGGTAAATATTATACACCGAATAACCTATTGAATTGCTTATGAAATAGAATGATACAACAATATTTAACAAAACGTTTATTGAAATTAGCGCCAATGCTATGAGATGCGCGCCACTTTTTTTAAGATTCCACATAACGCCTAAATTAATAGCGTTATAAATCCAATAGATAGCCCAGTTATTATTTACTCTGAACTCTTTGAATAAGTAATGATATGCGACATCGGAAACGACAAAAAAGCACAACATTGTAAACGCGGTGCTTTTATCATCATTCCAAACTTTTGTGTAAAGATACAAAGAAGCTAGAATGCACAAACCGTCGAACATCACTTTTTATCCGTGATTCTACGGTTATATTTTACATATTCAGCTTTTTTGCTTGCTGGCAGCGCTTGACCGCACAAATTGCAAACATCAGTATTAGCTGAATTGCCGCTTGCTGGTGGTGGCTTTTTATCGCCATCCTGACCCGTTGGACACATATTATGCTGCTCTCAAATAGTTAGATTCTTTAACTCTGACAATACAAACCCGTAACGCTTAGCAATTGCTATCGCTTGTTGGGTAGATCCAATCCCAGACAATACAGTTCTGTTGTTTTCTGAGATTCGCCACCGTTTATTAAATACGGATAGCCTGACCATTGTATCGGCATTATTCTTACACCTTGATTAAAAGATAGGTAATTATAGCACGGCATAAAAAAACCGCCAATCTGTTAGGAAAGGCGGCTTTATTCGACATGACTTAATCACACCGAGCAGACTCTTTAATTATACAAATACTTGTCAATTGTTTTGCCATCATTATTCATAAGGTAAATTTCAGTACCTTTGTAAATATGAAGATGCCCGCCTCCGTCATCCTTATAGTTATACACTATTACCGCTTCAGGCTTTACTGCCTCGCAAACGTTTTCCGATTCATTTCTATCTGTTTTTTGCGGAAATTCTACCAAGTAAGCGTTATATTCATAAACGTATAGCTGGTGTCTGGCTTCTTTGTATTGAATTGTTGAATATTGAACACGATCCGCTTGATCGGTAGACCCATTTGGAGAAAATATCTTTTTTACAATCTTAATAATCATTTCTATCTACCTTCTGTCTAGTTAAAATAATCCATCTCTGGAGTTGTCATTATAACAGCTATTGGCTAGAGTCGCAATTTAGGGCTGCTTATTCCTTATGGCTGGTTAATAAAAAAGCGCCTAGCCTAAAGTGAGAGTTGGGATATTCGGCCAAAACCCACAGAAAATAAGTGCTAGACGCTGTTAAGCTGTTTTAATTTATCTTTGTAGTAATCTTCAATCTTTTTGTAATCTTGAGCGGTTCGCTTTACTGCTCCGCCTTTCATTGATTCCAGCCTTAATACCCTGTTCAATCCTATTTTCTTAATTAGGTTTACCCGGTAAAGCCCGGAGTCGCCGCCTTTAAAGTAATTGCAGTCTAGCCTTTGCCCGTTAATATTATCCTCTTCATACCTTACTAATGGGTTGTTGCCACTCTCTAAATAATGCCCGGCTTGGTAGTTTTCGCCTAGTTCCCGGTCGCAGCATATGCACAACTGATTCTTATCCCGGGTTCTTACATATAAATGACAAGCCTCCTTTGCCGCCCTTTTCCGGGTCTTTACCGGGTTAGAGACTTTTGTATTACTTCTGCCCGGCGAGTAAACTTTCGCTATTTGCTTCTTAACCGCTTTCTTGCCTTTGCTAGCTGCGTACTCAACAATGCAATCCTGAGAGCAGAAGTTACCCGCTGGTAATCTGGTCATAGATTCGCGCCTGAACCTATCTTTGCAGTTGCAGCATTTTAGTTTAGCGTTTGGCAATCACTCTCTCCACTCAGGCGGCGGCGCATGCTGTCCGTTAATTCCCAGGAAATTAATGCAATCTTCAATATAATCACGCATAGGTTTTACTTTCATTTTGGCAATCGATGGCTTGACCTCAAAAGGCTTCCCCATCACTTCAACAAAAATCGGGCTGCAGCAATTATCTTTGAGGAATTGATCGGCTGTATCTTCTGGCTTAACTGATTTATCAATAACAGCCTTACTTAAGCCTTGCCATTCCACAACTACAGGTATTATGACGCCCCAGTAATAGCCTAGCTGTCTAACCGTTTTAGCGTTTGAGTACGGTGTTATTTCGACCGTATATTCTTGACCTTCTTTTACGTCTAGCTCATCAATATTCTTGATTGCTCTTAACTTGTGAATTTCTTGATTTTGGACGCGGATATGCTGAGCGAATATTGTTTTCATTTAGCTTTCTCCTGCATCAACTCATAACCCGCTTGAAAGGCATACCTCATATCTTCTCTTGAATACGGAACGTTGCCAAAAGTGTTAGTATTTTGTCCGACATAATCATTAACCCAGTGTAAAAATATAGGCCACATTTCGTCTAGGTTTTTAATCTCACTCTTAGGAACTGACTCGGCTAACTGATTTTCGAGTTTATTTATACGCTTACCATTTAAAGACGCCTGAAAACATGCGTTTGCATTAGCCGTTTCCAGTTGCTTTTCAAGCTCTTGGATTCTTTCTTTATCAGTCATTCGTCGAGTCACACCACCAGAACCATCTAAGCTTAATTTGTCACTGTTGAGGGGGTTTTCTTCACAAGCGCAATACATATAAGCCTCACCGCAATCTGAACACATGAACTTACTCATTATTAGCTTTCTCTTGTAGTACTAGAAATAAACATTCGGCTAGTGCGCGTTGCGGTATTTTGTTTTTAGTTGGATGATAACTGTTGCTCCCAGCCACCCAAAACAAAGCAGGTCTGTCTATAGGATTAAAGGCTATCTCATGCTCAATAACCAAAGGCATTAAATCATTCCAGTTGTTGCAGTAGTCAGGCAAATCAATATAATCACCACCAGCCGTTAAACACCTATTCTGACCAACGTAATAAAATGCAAAAAATCTAGCTACCCTTTTGTTGAGGTCTTTATCACTCAACTCACTCACTTGCTCTTGTGTTAGTTTTGGCTGGACCTTGGTAAGCTTGTCATTCATTTCGCATTTAGCACACCAACCACCAGCAAAACCATTAGTGCGCCTTCTCCCAATATGCCCGCAATGCCCGCACTTATATTGCTCTTGTGTTAGGTTATTCATGCTTGCGTCCTGAAATTACCAACACCACAATCCCGGCGAATAGCGCCATAGTATTTACCCTCAAACCACGGAGCATCCCACTTCCTAGCTTGATAAATCCTTAACCTAGTTAGCACATCTACCATTTTGACCATCTCGGATAATTGACTTTTATAGCTCATTTTTCGTTACCTTCCTTATGGTTGGTTAATATTTAGGCTTCACTTCTGGCTTGTCGTGCGGATAAGGAACACCAGAAAAGCCGCGTCTAAATAAGACTGTTTCAACCTGAGCCTTTCTATCCTTTGTAGTCCAGTATGCTTTATCGCCCTGCCACCAAACAACATCGTTAATTGATACCGACTCTGAGTTTTTGTCTCTTTCCACATAGATAGCGCACTCACTACCGTCAGTTGTGTTTATATAAACTTTTTCATCGAATATTTTATGATCTATTACTTTCCCGCCTACACTCATCATCTATTCCTTATCCAAAAGTTACACTGACATTCTTAATCAGCCATATAAAAAGTTCTATGACTGCCCATCCTACAAGCGCAGAAATTAGAATGACTATTGCTAGTAATGGTTTAAAACTAAATTTTATTGGTCCCATCATCTACTCCTTTTAAGTAGTTGTGGCGAGAGAGAATAAATCTTTAATTGCCTCGAATTCCGTATCGCCGAATCCGGTGAGTCTAGCTTCGTCAATAAGCCTGCAATAACCTGCCATTAAAGCGGGTAGTGATGTTTTTTCTTCATCCGTTAGGCCGTAACCTTCAAGCCTTTTTAGCGCTACTGTCATGTTTACTGCGAGGTATTTCGGCTCAGCAAATTCAGAGGACCAAGTCGAAATCTTAAAATCGTCAATTATTAAATCGTTCTGCATCATCTATTCCTTATGGTTAAGTACTGTTAAATGATCCCCATACACATCATTAAGAGTTACACCTAAAGCGTTACACAACTCAATAGCAGTCCTTATTCTGGTATTATCACCAGCCTCAGCTCTAACTACCGTTGTGACCGATATCATAGAGTCAGTGTCTAGAGATAACGCTAACCGGCTCAACCCTTTAGACTCTCTAATGCTTCTTAGGTTGCTTGCCAATCTAATCATGCGTTAAATCTCCTTAATATACCTTCCAACTCTTCACCGCTAGTATACTCAACCTGCTCAGGGTTTATTATTGCCACACACTCTTCAGATTGAGCGTATTTATTGATTGCCGCTCTCTCGTCACTAGCGAAACACTTCCAAACAGCGTTTTTCTCTTCAATTAATGAGAATGTTGATAAAATCTCTTGGCATTGTTGAAAGTCTTCCATCTCAAAAGCTTCATACATTCGATAGAAAACCTCTCGGAGTTTTGACGGTAAAGAGTCTGGATTGTTTCCAGGTCGCCAATTGCCACTTTTGCCTTTTGGCTTTTCATCTTCAAAGTTAATACCTTCTTCATTCTCAATGTTTAACATTTGAATAGCTGAGTCCAGCCGCTCAACTTTAGGCCAGTAGCTCGAAGCTCTTTTGACAACAGTTTTTCTAATCATTTGTTCTGGGTCTGTTACCCATGGACCAGAGTTCTTTTTGAACGCCATTGAGCGATCACGAATGTCATAGACCGCATTGAGGCTCATTTCCTCAGTTAGATAATCGCCTTGAGCTGTTTTAACGGTGCAATATGTGCCGACTATCGCCCCTCTATCGACAAAAGGGTTGTATTGATGCTCTGGAGCTTTATCTATCCCCATACTGCGATAATTATCGTTTTCTCTAACTATTTTAGCTTGACCCCAAACGATTGAGCCAGACGCGCAAGCTAGGTGAAGCAAGCCCATATATGAAACATCGAGACAAACTTTTTTATCTCTAGGAACTAGATAGGCATGCTTTAAGGCCGGATTTAGACTAATACCAATAGCAGACACGTTAATTATTGCATTTCTCAAGCTGTCAGTATTTGACCAAGCAACATCATCTAAGTATTTGTTGGCCTGCAAAAGCTGCATAGCAAAATTAAACTCTTTTTCCCAAGCAACCCTTTTGTCGATTGAAACGCTCAAAAATTGGTTTTTAACCTGCTCGATCACCTGCCTATTATTCACAGGCTCTTGAATTGCTAAATTAGTCATATCGAATCCACCAAACTCATTAATAATATTAAAAATATGCAGCCAGCTATTACCCATGCTAGCTCTTTTCTTTCCTCTGTTGTTAGTTTCATTGTTTAACCTCTAGCAGTTCTGGGTTTTCGTGAATATTACCGATTACTTGATATCGAAAAAAATCAACAATAGCCGAAGGATTGCCATCTGAAAAGTTTAACCCTTTAAAAGTAAACCTACCTTCCCAAAAAACAATTACAGCAAGCCGATTAAACCCATAGTCGATAACATCCCCTTCGTAAATCTCAACGCCGCTCTTGTCTTTTAGGCCGGTAAACTCTCCGCAATACTCAAATTGACTTCTTCTAAATGTTGTAGATATAAGCTTTTGCAGAGTAAAAATTTGAACCTGTTTAGAATTTTTATTAAAAAGTTTAAATTTTTTGTTTTGAAATTCTTGCGATTCTGCAACAAACTGCCCGTTTTTATTTCTAACTCCGGAATCATGTGACTTTGCGTGCCTAGACTGCTCTTGATGATACTCTAAGTTTTCCAACCTGTTATCATCTCTAACACCATTTTTATGATGGATAACCGCCCCTTTTTCCAAATACCTACCAAGATGATTCTCCATAACAAGCCTATGCTCTAAAACATAACCGCGAGAAGTGGCTAAAGGGTGATATTCAGCTTTTCTATACTGATAGCCGTGCATCAGATAACCCTTGCTTTTATCTTTATCCCACGCCCTGAACTTTATTTCTCTCATAACGCCATCTCCCTAGCGCATTTAGCTTCATAAGAGCCGTCACGCTCTGGATTCGCGCTCTTGTATGCGATTTCTTCTTGGACTTCGTCAATGAAAGCTTTGAATTCGATTATCATTAATCGCTCTAATTCCATAACGAATTTCATAGGGTTTCTATTAGTGATAGCATCGGTTAGCTCGTCAAGGTCAAAATCTTTACCTGCTGGAGGCTCATAACTAGCATTAACTTGATCGATTATCTCTTGGTATTCATCAGGGTGATTGACCTGCATAAATCCTAGATTTGACAATGCTTGCTCGTCTGAAATGTACGTTATATCTTCTAGGCCAAATACTGATTCTACATACTGTTCAAAAAATGTTAACTGGCTCATTTATTTATTCCTTAACTTTTCAACTTAAACCTAGTATAATCCTTTTAAAACATATTGCAAGTATATTTTAAATATTATTCACAGGGGTTAAAAATGTATAAAGAAGGAAATATTAAGTTAGAGTCTCACACAAACAAAAATCTTGATGAGTTATCAGCATGGAGAAGGTATAACGCAATACTTCCTTGGAGAAAAAAGGATATTGTGGCCGAACTGGTCGAAAAAGCCCGTAAACGAGAGGTTAAGCACTCTTAGCTTATAGCTTTAGGTGAGTGAGTTAACCCCATTGGTTGGCCATTGCTTTAGCGATACCAGGAAAGGTTTTACTTCTCTCTTTTCCTTTTCCGCTTAACTCTGCGTACCACTTAGGCATAACCACGCCGCTAGCATAAGTTACCATCTCCCCCCTATCCACCCATGTTTTTTTATTAAATAAATCGTCTTGTGGGTAATGCCTTAGCGGGTGAA